GATATGCCGAAGGTAGGAATGAAGAGCTTTTCATATGATCAGGCGGGGATGGATAAGGCGAACGAGGAAGCTCGCCGCACGGGTCTTCCCGTTGAATACGAAGACCGAAACTACGCCCAGTACAATGCGGGTGGTCGTGTAAAGACAACTGGCAAGAAGATGTACGGACACGGCGGCTCAGTTAAGGGTGGTCACAAGGCGAAGAAATAATGGCCTTTACTCATACAACGCTTACTAATGCAATTAACGACTATACGCAGAATAGTAATTGGGGTTCTTCAAATCCCGATCAGCTTAATGTCATTATTCAGCAGGCTGAAGAGCGTATCAATCTTGCAGTAAATGTCACTAACTACAATACGAAGTCAGTAGATGGTCCTTTGTCTGATCAAACCAGCAATGTCGTTATATCTGGTACGGGTCCGGGCGTGGCTGCAAGCAATGTGACATCTCCGATAACTCCGTTGTATATGAAGATTCGTGCCGGTTCAGCCACGGGTGATTCTGAAACCCCTTGGCAGTATTTGCTTTTGAAGGATTACAATTTCCTTCAAGAGTATGCTCCTGTTACGCATGACAACACCGATGGCGCTCCGAAGTACTACAGCTTTTACAATGATTCAACGAACGATGGATTGGCTACGTTTGCATTCGCGCCGAGGACAGACGGCAATTACAGATACGAAATCCTGTACCTCTTCCAGCCGCCTTCCATTGTCGATGACTACTCCGGAACATGGCTAAGTACCCATGGTTCTTCAGCCCTTCTATATGGATGCCTAGTAGAGGCATACACCTTCATGAAGGGTGAGCCAGATCTAATTCAACTTTATGACGCTAAGTTCAAGGAGGCCCTTCAGGTGCTTGTCGCATCTCAGGGTGGGTCATTCCGTAATGCAACTTACCGTGACCAAGCACTAAGGGGCGCTGCGTAAATGGCATCTACATACAGTAGTAATCTCAATATTGAAATCATTACCTCTGGTGAGCAGGCTGGTACATGGGGCGACACAACCAACCAGAATTGGAAGCGGATTGAAGAGTCGCGTTCTTACGCAACGCAGGATCTTGGGGGTAGTACAGCAGTTGTAAACTGGACACTTCCGGATACTGTAGATGCTTACACTACGGCTGCTTTGGGAAGTAGTTCTTCGGGAAGAGCATCGTTTGTAAAATTTACAAACGGAAATTCCGGAGGAACTACTGTTAATATTAGAGGCAATGGCACTGGCGATGACCCGAATCGTGTATTTTTTGCACGGAATGCTTCTGGGCATTTGATTCAATTTGATTGTGGTGACGGTACACATTTTGCGTTGCAAAATGGAGCAACGGCAATCATTTATTGCACGCCAACAGGCAACGAGGTAGGCAATGCTTTCGACACATTGCAGGTGGGAGGCAATGCGGCGGGTACGGGATCAGGTGCGGGCCTAATTTTAACTGGTGGATCAATCACTGATGAAAGCGGTGATATTAGTTTTGGTAACGAAAACCTAGTTACAACTGGAACCTTTGGTGCAGGTGCAACAACACTGACTGGTGCGTTAACTGTTGGATCTAGCGGATCTGGATACGATGTAATTTTTCATTCAGCAACAGGCGGCGAAGAGTTGACCTGGGATGCAAGTGATGAAAAATTGATTATCGATGGAATAAATGGAACAAACGCGCTGGAAGTCACTGATGGCAATGTGTCCATTACAGATACCCTGACCGCAACAAACATTGGTGCATTCAATCTAACCGGAAAGCTGAATGCTGGTAGCAACGAAATTGAAGGCACGAACTTCGACATTGACGGTGGATCTATTGATGCCGTTACTATTGGAACCAATAGTGCCGTAACGGAATTGCAAGTTGATAACATCAATATCAATGGCAATACGATCTCGTCCACAAATTCCAACGGCGTAATTACGCTTCAACCAAATGGTACCGGGAACGTAAACCTTAGAACAGATATGGTTCGCCTTGGTGACGATGGAGAGGACAGCACTCTTACTACCTTTGGCACCGGAGATCTGATTTTCAATACAAACCTGGGTTCTAATTCTGGCTCCATCACAATATTTGATGGAGCAGGCGGAAATATCGACATAGATCCCAATGGGTCTGGCGATATCCGACTGTTTGAAAGTAGCGGATCGGGTGACCTTACTCTTAGCGGCAATGATATTTCTGGAGTCGGAACAGTTACGGCAGCAAATGCCACCATAACTAGCAACTTGGACGTAGATGGAAATACAACACTGGACACAACTGATGTTGCCGGAACTCTAACTGTAGTAGGAAATGCGGTAGTTGATCAGGTCACAGTAAACGCCGGTACAGTATCAACTTCCTCAGGCAATCTAACGCTTGATTCTTCCGGGGGCACAGTGGCAATTAATGACAATGCTACGGTTTCCGGGAATCTTACTGTAACTGGAACCACCACACTTAGTACTCCATTGGCTAACAGCAGCTTGGCTAACAGCGCCGTGTCTTATGGTGGTGTGACAGTGGCTTTGGGTGCATCGGATGCTACTCCAGCATTTAATTTGTCAGATGCTACAGGACTGCCGATAAGTTCTGGCGTATCAGGATTGGGTTCAAATGTCGCTACGTTTTTGGGCACCCCAAGTTCTGCCAATCTAAGATCGGCATTGACGGATGAGACAGGTACAGGAGCGGCTGTATTTGCAAACGGACCTACATTGGTTGCGCCAGCTTTGGGAACTCCGGCTTCAGGCAATTTGGCCAACTGCACATTCCCTACGCTAAATCAGGACACAACGGGAACCGCCGCCAATGCAACTACAGCAGCGAACGTAACGGTTACTGCCAATAATTCTGCTGATGAAACTGTCTATCCAATTTTTGTTGATGGGGCGACGGGGGCTAAAGGTGCAGAATCTGACACTGGCCTTACATACAACCCAAGCACGGGTGCGCTAACTGCCGCTTCGTTTATCGGCACTCTTGCTGGAACTGCGAATATTGCAACATATGTAACTACATCCGCAAACGGATCTAACGCTAATTTTAGCCTCGCATTTCTTGCAAGTAGTTCAAGTAGCAATCAATCCGTTTATATGGACGCCAATGATTTAACTTATAATCCCTCCAGCAATACCTTGAGCGTATCAAATATAACCGGAACCCTTACGTCCGGCGCTCAGAACAATCTTACTGGATCAACTTCTCTAGCGACGGTTGGCACAGTGACTACGGGTACATGGAATTCCACAATATCTGGAACGGGTCAAACTTCCAGCACAAGCCTTGCTATTGGGGATAGTGCCGGTGCATCGTTAAGCAGTGCCCAACACTGCACTTTTGTTGGCAACCAAGCCGGAACAAATGTTACCGGAAATCAAAATACTGCAATTGGCTCTTTGGCTTTGGACAGTTGCGTCGGTGGGACGCATAACACTGCGCTTGGGCGAGAAGGTTTAAAAGATGTAACTACGGGTAGTAATAATACAGGCATTGGTGCTCTTGCTGGCGGGACAAACCAAACGGGCAGCCAGAATACTTTTATTGGATCTTACTCTGATACAAGCGCAACCGATTCCTCTGGGCAAATAGGCATTGGTTACAATGTTACGGGAATAGACGACTCTGTAGTAATTGGGCGTGGTACATCTGCTATTAAAACCGTATATAATGGAACTCCGACTTGGTCAACTGTTTCGGATTTGAACATCAAAAAGAACATTGTTCAAGAAACAGTAGGTCTTTCTTTGATAAATGCTTTGAATCCTGTTCGATTTAACTACAAGACCGAAGAAGACTTTGAAGATACCGAAAGCGTATATTGTGAGGCTTCCTTGGATAGACCAACTGAAATTCAGTATGGGTTTATAGCTCAAGAGGTTGAGCAAGCTGTTGAAGATGCGGGGCTGGAGCGTTTGGATGGCCTGTCTAAAAACAAAGATGGCGTTTACAGCCTTGGTCACACTGCGTTCATTCAGCCTATGGTAAAGGCCATTCAAGAACTCTCATCTAAGATCGACTCCCTTGAGTCTAGACTGGCGGCGCTTGAATAATGCTTAAGAAGATTGTTCTTCAGCCCGGTATCCAGAAGGAAGGCACGCAGTATTCTGCGGAAGGCGCTTGGTTTGACTGCGACAAGGTCAGATTCAGGCAGGGTCGCCCCGAAAAGATCGGTGGTTGGGAGAGGGCATCTTCTAATACATTCCTTGGTGTGGCAAGAAAGCTTCACAACTGGTCATCTATTAACAAGGATGACTATCTCGCTATTGGTACAAACAAAAAAGTTTATGTAGAACTAGGTGGTGTTTGTTTTGATATAACGCCCAAACGTTACAAGCTTACTACAAGTCTAAAGCCGAACAGTTCTGTGCCAACTACTGTGACAGAGCCAGTCATTTCGTCAAGTGCAACAACTCTGTATTCAGTAGATGCGTTGACGGCAGGTTCTATTATTAGAATTAATAATGAATATATTCTTGTAGGTGCTGTAAATTCGGGAGTTACTCCGCCAGAGGCTAGTTCGCTTACCAGAGCTAAGTACGGAACAACTGCAGTAGGCCACGATTCAGGCGATGCAATATTTGAAATACCGAAAGTTGAAAACCCGATTGGGATAGTAAACGGTACAAGCACTGTTTTGATTCATGATAATAATCATGGAGCTTTTTCTGGAGACTACGTCACATTTCTGGAGATTGAAACAGACCCCGATGCCACATCTGGTGTGGGTGGAATTACAAGGGACACTCTTTTAACAGTAACGGGAAATAACGAAACAGGTTATTACAAACCGACATCTACACAGGGTTGGGAAATTAAAAAAATTCTTAACTCTGATTATTATGAGATTGATGTTGGCACAAGCGGGACTGTTGATGGTTCAACAACGCTTAATGGTGCGATTTCAGCTTCCGCTAGTGAAATTATTGTTACCGACGGTGGAAGTATTGATGCAAATGACATTGTCAAAATTGATGATGAGTACATTAAGCTTGTATCTAAATCCACTCATACTTTTACCAATTGCTTGCGTGGTCAGTTTGGATCATCTCAAGCTAGTCATTCAGACGATGCTTCCGTGCAATTAGTTGGCACTAGCACATCGCCAGCTTTTCTGGGCGATGATTGTTACATCCTTTATGACGCTCATGCAGCCACAACGGGATACGCCGCTGGTTCCGGATGGAGTGCGGGCAGGTGGAACGGCAGGCCAGACATTTTTTACGATTCGACTATAAACGAGTCGGGTGGTATAAGTAATTCGGAAAATGATATAACTCTCAATTCAGTAGCCGGATTTGAATCGTCTGGAACCGCATTGGTAGGTGGCGGCGAAGAAGGTTCCGAGTTGGTTACATACGCCTCTATATCTACCCTTACTCTTATCACAGTAGCCAGAGGTCAACTGGGCACAATTGCAAAGGCACACGCAAACGGCACTACCGTTTACAGCGTCACTTCAGACTGGCTTGCTTGGGGTCAAGCTGAAACGAGTGAGTCTTCTGACGCTCTAAGAGTTTGGTCGATTGATAACTTTGGCGAAGATTTAATTCTGGCCCCCAAGGATGGTATTCCATATTACTGGAACAAGTCTTTCAGAACGGACGGGTCACTGCCTACTTCAATTGTTGACAGTACGAATGGTGTAAATAGCGGAATACTTATTGGAAGCGCAGTTCCGTTGTCTAGTATGGGGGTTTCTCCAACCATCATTGATCCGGGCGGTGACATTGGCCACGGTGAAGTTCCGGATCAAGTAAGAATACTAATGACTCATCCTACGCAACCATGCATTGTTGCCTTTGGATGTACAGATACATTTGGTTCATTTGATCCAATGCTAGTAAGATGGTCTGATGTTATAGACCCAGCCACTTTGGCCGGACCTGGGTCGTGGGCAGTTGAAGGATCTAATTTGGCTGGCGGAACGCCGCTACAGACAGGATCAGAAATTATTGCTGCTGCCCGGTCGAAGAGAGAAATTCTGATCTGGACAGACGAAGCTGCTTATACGATGAGATACACAGGCGGCAATACAATTTTCGCTATAGAGGAAGTGGCAAGCGGTGTTTCTATTGCTTCAATGGATGCTTTTGGTGTAGCTGGCGACAGAGTTTACTGGATGGGTGATCGAAACTTTTACGTCTACACAGGCTCTGTAACGTTGTTGCCGTGCTCTGTTGTTAACTACGTTTTTGAAGACCCTGTATACGGATTGAATTATTCCAAAAGAGAAAAGATTTTTGCAGCCAGAAATACAAGCTTTGGAGAAATTACTTGGTTCTATCCTTCCGGGGAGTCTGGATCTGTAAACCGTTACGTTACATACAATTATATAGAAGATTCTTGGGCGGTCGGAAGCATGAGTCGGACTGCATGGAGTGACTCCGGCATTCGACAGTTCCCTCAAGCCGCTGCTCCATTAAACGAAACGCAAGAAAACTCTAGATTGTACATCCATGAAAAAGGCTCTGACGATGACGGGAGCCCGATGACCGCGTACATCGAATCTGG